TAATAACATATGAATTGTTATAATCACTATTGATATACTTGATACTTGAATAGTTACTAACATCAGTGTCAGATTTAACTATTACTCCATCTTTTTCTAATGTATAGAATAATTCTCCAATTTGTGAATTGTAATCTAATGTAAGAGTTGCTGTAGATGTTACTCCAACAGTTCCTACTCCTGATACACTGAAAGTATTTGTAGAACCAGTAGAAACAAATTCATTATTAAACTCTTTGTCCTGATATAATCTTAAACTATAATTTACTAATGAAGAATCTGAAAGGTCAAATACTAAATTGTTATTTTTGACTGGTTGTAATTGTGGATTAAGTAATGCTATTGATTGCGAAGAACTTCCGGTAGAAGCAAAAGATACAACTGTTGGAGGATTTTGTTGAGAATCTATTAAAGTTTCGCAGAGATTAATTCTATTTCTATTAATTTTATAGACATAGTACTCACTATTAGTTAATGGTGATGGTCTAATAAATCTTCTAACAATATCATCAGAACTAGAACCAGCATAGAAATTTTCTTCATCTGGAGAAACATATACTGAACTTGGATTAGAATATGAAAGTCTATAAATTTCAACACCAGTAGAAATGTCCCATGGTAATGATAATTTATAAATGTAAAAATTATCTGAACCAGTTCCGACCCAGTATACTAAGGTTCCAGAGGAATTGATATGTATATCTAGTGGAGATGAATCTGGAGGATTGATATCTAACCTACCCGTGCTATTTCCCGAATAGGATGCTGTTGTAATATCCCATGAGGTTGAAAGATTAAATTGGTAAATAAAATCTCCATTAGCTCCAATTACGTAAAGTACCGAACCATTATATTTAAAATAAATTCCCGTTGGTGCTGTTTGTTGACTAAATCCATTGCCTATAGAATTACCATTACCAATGAATAAACTTACATTATCATAACTTGATGTAGTAATATCCCATGCAGAAGTCATAGAATACTGATAAATTTTATCATTGCCATTTCCAGTAATCCAGAACTTAAGACCATCGTCTCTGATATAAAGTCCAGTAGGATTGGAATCTTCCGATGTAACATCAAGTTTGTTCGTAAATACTGCCGTGCTCGGGCTCCAAGGTGTTGAAAGTGCATATTCATTGACTTCATCACCACTAGAACCGAGAGTATACATCTTAGTTCCATCTGGTTTGAAACGTAATGATTGTAGACTACCATCTTGGGAACTAGTGTCTAATTGATCACTAGTTTCAATTAAGTATTCAAAATTATCATCTTCATAAAGAACCTTATCACCAGTTACTAACTCATGATCTGTAATTGTGATTTCATTAGTTGTTGTATTAATTCCTGTAGAATTAAATCCAATTGGATTGACTATGATGTTATCAATTTCTGATTTATAAAGAACACGAACTGCTGTTGAAGTTCCAGTACCTACTGAAAGATTAGGTTGAACATCTAATGTTATCGTATCACCATTTTGAAGTTCATGAGATGTTGATACTGAAACAGTCACTACATTCTTATCTACATCTCCCAATATTTGAGTATAATTGGATTCTAATGAATATTCATCATTATCATCTCCATTAGTATGGAAGAAGAATTCTTCACCTACAATAGAAGTCTTTAATCCAATAATACTTGGACCTTTATTAACAATAAAAAGATTACTTGGTATATTTACTGGGACAGATGTTCCATCAGTAGAAACAGTTAGAGTTGTTCCATTAGCAGTATAAACAACTGGTTGATTCGTTGCAAAAGGATGATTTTCAATGTAAATTCCTTTCGATGGAATGCTTCTAGTTACAATAGAAATATTGCCAAATGTAAATGATGTACTATATCCAACACCACTTATTGTTCCAACACCAACAGATTCTCTAGGATTGAAAAAAGACTTATAATTTACTTTTGACTCAAATTTTTCTACAGATTTGGAGATGGTGAAAGAATCTGGTAAGAAAGATACTGCCGTTCCAACAGTATGTGATACACCTGGCAGTCCTCTTTCAATTCTAAGAATATTTTGATTTTTGAATACTTCGAGAACTTTTAAAGTTTCTGTTCCAATACCAATACTACTACCAACAGATACTTGTTCTGCAATTGGAGAAACATAAATTTCTGTCGTAAATCCTACAGATGCAGATGCTATAGAAGAAATACATCTTCCATTCGCATAAGAAGGAACTGTAATTTGGTGTGTTCCATTAAGTGTTGCTAAATTTGTAGAAAAACCAGATATGACTACATAATCTAGATTTAAAAGATCATGCTTTGGTAATATCGATACTTTTACTCTATCTGAAGAATCCCAAGTAAAAATAGAATTTAAGTATTCTGTTGAATTTGTAATTAAGTTTACAATACTAGTTCCTTTAACAGAAGCAACACTAACATCTAAACCACTTCCTGATGTGACAGTGTTATCAAATATTAATCTATCTTTAACTTTGTAATTCCTACCAGAATTTTCAATCTCTATAGATTTTACAGAATCTGATGTTACAGATACTACTTCTATTTTTTGATCTAGAACATCACTAGTTTCATTAATAAAATCATAATTAGCATTCAGTTCTGATACTTTATATGGTAGTGTATTTCTTAATAAATTTGAATTATTCAAATCAAATGATTGATCTAAATCAGAATTAGAAATTATTTCTGATTTATACTTATTACCTATAAAATATGGAAATTGATTTATTGTGGCATGGTATGCATAAACTCCATTTGGATATTCTATATTTTTTTCATATCTACCATTATATTCATCTAAATCACCGTCCCCATTAAACTTATAATCTTCGACAAAAAATCCAACATCAAATCCAGATGGTCTATCTTCAATATTTGAAATATTCGAAGAATACCCAGATTCTAATGATTTAAACCCTGAAGATATATCATTAGGGTTTATGCATCCATACGGTCCATAAATTGGGTTTCCATCATAAGCCCACCCAATTATATGTGAAATGCTTGTATTTGCAGATCCAACGGGACTTTCTTTGAAAGAATTTCTTAAATTAACAAAATATTCTGATACTGAATATTGAAGTTTATCTTTACCTTCTAATAAAACTTCACCAGTAGTAAACCTTGCAGTATTATTGTTTATAGATAATTTTCTTATTTGTGGATCAATAAAACTATTTTTTCCTGATGGAATAATTTCAATTTTTGTATTTGATGCAGAATAACCAATACCAGTATTTAAAACCTTAACCTCGGTTATTTGTCCATTGCTAACTATTGCTCTTAATTCTGCTCCAGTTCCGGAACCGGAAACTACTAAATCTGGAACAGAATAATATTCAATTCCGACATAACTGATCGAAACATTTGTAATTTTGCCATCAATAACAACTGGTGTTATTTGACCAAATTTTCCATTTTTTATAGAAATTATTGGTTTTTTCTCTAAGTTTAAAATTGTAGATCCATAACCAGTTCCGGATTCATAAACATAAGCATCAACAATACTTCCTTTTACTACTGGAGTTAATACTAAATTATTATTCTGTTGAGTAGTAGTTCCAAATCCTACAGAATTATATTTAATTGAAACTGAAATGTTGGGATATTTAAAATATTGATATCCATTTCCTATACTATTAAATTCTTTATAATCTTGTCTTTCATAATTTGAAACAACTGTTCCTCCAATTCCAGCATCACATAATCTAAATGAATTGTCATCAACCTTTAAAACATAATATTGATTTGCAGTTGTAATTCCAGATATTTGCCCAGATTCATAATCATATTCAATAATTTCACCATTATTAAATCCATGATTTTTAAAGTTAATAATATTGTTTGTTGTAGATATTCCAGTGGGACTTACAATCAACTTTCTATTAGTATAACCTTCCCCTTTATTAATTACTTTTACGTAAGAAACTTGTTTTAAAGTTGAAAGAGATGAGAACTTATGTATTCCAACAGAACCTGTATATATTCCTACAACATTTGCATCAGATTGTTGATCACTTAAATTATCATATAATTTTATTGCTTTATTGTTAGTAACACCAACAAAATAGGTTGAATTATTAGGAAGATTAATATTATTTGTTATTGATCCAATTTTTATTGAATTATTACCTAAAGAATTATAAATTACTTCTTGTCCATTAACAAAGTTATGATCTGTTAAAAATATAATTTGATTAGTTGTTTCACTAACTCCTCCACCATTAGAAAATTCATCTGCATTAAATAAAACTTCTCTAGATCTTTCAATTATTACAGGTTCAATTACAGCACCACTACCATTTCCTCCGGAAATATTAATAGAAGTTATCTCTCCAATATTATAATCTTGTGTGTCTACATATATTTTTTCAAAACCCCCACTAATAACTGGTTGAATTTTTGCAGTAGTTCCGATACCTGCCGAAACCTCTATTAATGGTGGATTAATTACATCAAAATTTTCTCCCCCAGAAAGAATATCTGCATCTTCAATTGGGCCATAATAAATTACATCTTTAGATTTGTAATTATTAATTTCAACACCATTAATTAACATTCCAGTAGTTCCTGGAATCGTTAAAGTTCCTGAACCATTTTCAATATTTTTTTCTAATGGAAATTTTCTTAAAAGTTTTTGTATTCCTAGATCAGTTTTTCTTTGAGAGTCTAATGTAAAAGTATGAGTTCCTATACCAGAATTGGGCACTTGGAAAGTTGCATTACTGTCGGAATCTAATAAAGAAGGTGTAGTATATAATTTAAATTGATTTGTAGATGTTACTTTTACATAATAATTACCAGTTTGCAATCCAACTAAAGGTTTATCCTGTGGGGAATAAAATATTTTATCTCCTGTTAAAAATGGAATGGAAGGATTGAACTCAATAAAGTTATAGATATTCTTAATTTCAGAAAATTCTGGAATATTAAAAGTACTAGCAATACTTACTTTTTTAATACTAGTTTCAATATTAAGACGATAATCTATAATTTTATTACCCTGTTCGTCTAAAATTACTTCTGATGGTAATGAATTTGATGCAACATATGCATAATCATCTTTATCAACATATACATTAAGAATGTCTGATAATAAAGAACTGCTCCCAAAATCTGAACCGAAAGATTTAGTTTTATTTAATTTTCTTCTTACATCATATTCTTTACTGTCTTCTAAAGATGGTTTATTTGCCAACGTCAAAGTATTTGCAGTACTATCAATAGTTGTAATGCCAACTGTACCATTAGAGGATACTACAATCTCACTACCTCTTTCTAATATTTCAACTTCATCTCCAATTTTTAAACTGGATCTATCAATAGTTGATCCTAACTCATTAGTATCATTATTTACAATCTGATATCTTGCACTGGTATTGTATATAAAAGAATTTGCAAAAATCTCTTTCCAGTTTGAATTACTATTCTTAATTTTATTTCCAAGATTTTTAACAACAATTATATCATTTTCATCTACTTTAAAGTCTTCATTTTCTTCTACTAAATCTTGTATTACTCCGAGTAATATTAATTCAACCTTCTTAGAAGTATCTCCATCTTCATAAGAAAAATAAGTATCATTAGATCTAATATTTGATGCTGTAGATATTGTATCACTGATACCAGTACATCCAAAAAATTGATTAATACTTTTTCCAGTATAAGAAATAGTATTAGTTCCTGAAATTAATGTTCCGGATTGCGGAAAACTTACTGTCGAATCTACTGTTAAAATAGAAGATCCTACAGATACACTTTCAATTAGTTTTGTATTCGGAGTTATTTCAAAATTTCCTTGAACTGAAGATGAATTTTCACTATTTCCAATATAAAATTCAATTTTATGGAATGCTTTACCTTTTCTTGAAAATGGTTCTATTGCCGATATTGAAGCAGTTGTGTTCTCATCAGTAGTCTTTATAAGAGTTTGTCCGACAATCTTTGAGGGTTCTCCTGATATTACTTCTGCTATTACAACTTCTCTTCTTACATAATTTGCAGAAGATGGTTTGATTAAATAATCTTCTAAATTTATAATTGAAGGAGTTTCACCAAAAATAACTTTGAAAAGTATTTTTATTGCTTCATCTGTTCCTTTAGACGCATAAAAATCTTTTGCTCTTCTGATGAAATTTCCAACATCAATTTCATCTACAAATTTAATATCCTCTAATCCTGGAGTAAATGTATACTTCAGTTTTTTATAAAAATCTTTTAAGAATAAAGAACTTAAATTTTGTACGGATGAACTATTAGAATGTTCTGCTGCTGTTGATGTGGAAAAAACAAGTTCTCCACGATTTAAATCTTGATGATAATCAGTTACTCCACTAAATCCACGAATACATCCAGTAAAACTATTCGTAGTAATTCCAGTATATGTGATGATTTCATCATTTATTTTAAGGAGACCATACTGATTAGGAAATCCTTTTGTGCTAGAGACACTAATTGTAGTGTCAGTGGATGTTACACTAGCACTAGTTGTTGTACTATCAACAATAACTTCGGGTTTTAAGTTATCTAATTTTAGATACCGATCTAGATTATCACTAATATCAATAGGGCCACCTTGATATTCTTGAGAAATATAATATTGTTTTAAAAATTCTACCGCATTCGGACTTTCTTCTAGAATAAATTCTGGAAGTTGATGGTCAATTAAATCTTGTACTTTGATTCTAGATTCAAATCCAGTTTGTATCATATTACTTTCTTACTAAATTTCCGTTTGAATAACTTGATGTGTAGAAGTCGGCAACAAATCTGGTTCCAGATATTTCATCCCCAGAAGCAATTACATCCCTAACAATATTTATTGTACTTTTAGAAATGTTTAAAGAAATATACAAGTCTCTTAAACCAACAACATCATTAGATTCTGGGAATGCTTGTATTTCGATTAATCCATTACTTAATGAAGTTGAAGTGATATTAACAGTTCCTAAATTTATTTCTCCTTTTAAATAATCAACAGTTCCTGCAGATTTTACGACCACTCTAGTTTCGTTAGATACTTGCTTTACAATTGATATAGTTCCTGTTTTTAAATCTGTATTTGGAACATCTGTCAAATAAACTGTATCAGTCTCTCCTGAAATATTAAATCCTGTGGATTTGATATTAAGACCTTCAGATTTTACATTAAATCTATTTCCATAACATAGTTCATATTGTGCAAACTTATTGAGTACAGGTTTTAAATCTCTGCGAATAATAATTTTTGTAATATTTGATGTAATTGCAGTATCAGTATTATCAATGACTTGTTGTACTTTACTGTATCTAAGTCTTCCCCCAAATTTATTTAAATCTAAAGATTCTGAATATTTTTGAAGGGAATTTAGAATAGAGGTTTTTAATAAGTCAGAACTCGATACTTGTGAATAATTGTAATAAACAGAGCTGTCAAGTTCCACATAAAGAATTTTGAGATCTGTTATGACTTGATTTATTCCAGATACTGCAAATTGTTTTAGTTTTGCTAAAATTTGAGTCTTATTGAAATCTGAAACAAAACTTCCGTTTTTTGGTTTAATACTGATTTGAACTGTACCAAACTGAGGAGGGTTCATTTCCTCTCCACCGACTACAGATACTGATTCGGTATCTGGATATATTCTTTTGATAATTGATTCATAGTCTCTTGATGTAACTGCTCTATACTGAGAAGAATATAGTCTTGGTGCATAATATTTAATTGAATCTATTGGTTCAATATCTCCACCATTGATTGATGATTGATTAGTTGTAATCGTAACAGTTCCTGGATCAATAATTCCACCAGTCGCATTCTCTAATGTTCCAGAGAATGAAAAACTAGAAGCACCATTGCCATCTCTTCCATCCGTAATAATATAGTTGGCAGTGATTATAGTTCCATCAGAACCAACAGTATCTCCCAATTTTTTACCAATAAGATCATCACCAAATCTTAATTCGTATTTTTCATCTTGAACTTCATTAATGAAGAAAATTCTAGAGTTTTTATCTACATCAAAAATATTTTCTGAAAGGAAATACTCAACACCAATTCCGGACTGTTCTGTTTTTTTAATGTATACCCTAAGTGTCGATGTATCAATGAAAGAATTATTCAGAACAAATCTTTGGTCTAAAGAACCATCATATTGGAATTGCTTGGTTAAGAATATTCCTTGATAAACATTGAGGTTACTAAAAGATGCTATGCCGTCCACAACGTTTGCTGTAACGTCTTCTGATACGGCAAAGGTATATGTAGTGTCATTAGCACTCCCTACGCACACTATACCCGACTTCAGGGTCAATGTAGGAGTATCTGTGCTAGTTGTTACATTAAAAGATATCTGTGCCGTAGATGCGGTTCGGGAACGGGGTACATATCCAATATTACCGGCAAGAGAAACTACATTCTCTCGAAGAGTTGCCGAATCCAAAAAGGATTCATTCACAACCATATTCGAATTGAATGCAGTAATGTAAGTATTATATGCTAACGTAT